TAGAACAGAACGTGAAAAGATACTTAATGAGTATGAAACCAAAGACAAGGTGTTAAAGGAAGAGCTGTTAGTCCTAGAGCAGTCGATGCTTTCAGTCTGTAACGATACTAATGCAGACAGTATTAAAACCCAAAATGGGACAGTGATTCGCAAGATGAACGAGCGTTTTTACTGTAACGATTGGGACAACTTTAAGAAGTTTATTTTGGAGCATCAGGCGATTGATTTATTTGAACGTCGTATACACCAAGGCAACTTCAAAGAATTTATGTCGGAGCATAAAGATGATGGTCTACCCCCCGGCGTAAATGTGATGCGCGAGTTTGGCATCACAGTACGTAAACCAGTAGCACGATAATTCAGTCAAAGGAAAATCAAATGAGTAACGATCTAATCACATTGTTGTCCCAAAATACATCACTCACCGTAGACGGGCTTGATGAAGATACCCTTGCCGTTGCAGGTGGCGCGGGGCGTGGTGGTGTTAAACGCATCTCTATCAAGGGTGGCGTGTTTCGTAAGTATGCAGGCGGTAAAGAAGTTGGTACGATTGAAGACCGCTTTATGAATGTTATCTTCGTTAAGATGGCACACAAGGCATCGCGTCAGTTGTACATGCAAGGCTACAAGGAAGGCGAGAAGGTTAGCCCTGCTTGTTGGTCAAGCGACTCTGAGACCCCTGATGCAGATGTACGCACTCCGCCAGCTAAGTTTTGTAACGAGTGTCAGTACAGCGTTAAAGGTTCAGGCGATAGCGGTATGGGTACTAAGTGCCGATTGTCATGGCGCACTGCTGTGGTGTTGCCTAATGATCCTGCAGGGGATGTGATGCAGTTGGTGTTACCTGCCACTTCAGCGTTCGGTAAAGAAGATAATGATCGCCGCCCTTTCCGCCCATACATTCAACACTTGGCAGCTAACAGCGTCAGTGCTGGGCGTGTTATCACTCGTATGGCGTTTGATACAAAGTCACCTACACCGAAAGTTTTGTTCTCTCCTGATAGCGCAACGCCTGATGATGTATTGCCTATCATTGTGCAACAGGCTAAGAGTGCAGCAGCAGAAGCAGCTATTAAGATGAGCGTCTTTCAAGCTGACACTAGCACTAGCGATGATGGTGGGTTTGAAACAGTTGTAAAAGAAGATGAGCCTGTCAAACGTGAATCAAAGCCAGCCGCAAGCGGGGATGCCGAGAAGAACGTTGTTGATGTAATGAAGAAATGGTCTAAGAAATAAGGAGCAGGGATGCCACGGACATACAGCGAAAAGTTTTTAATTGCAATGCACAAAGGTAATCCTAGAAGGATTGGGGTTACGCTTGCAAAATCCTGCGTCAAAGCAAACTTACCAGCCAAGTACGTAGCGGTTGCGCTAAATGTTTCTCGCATGTCATTGTATAGCTGGTTCCGTGGCAAACCTATCCGTGAGAAGAACGAAAATATTGTTGAAGTATTTATTGACCTTGTAGAGAAAGACATGAAGGATGGTGTCTTGCCTGCACGTAATACTCTAGCGGCTAAAAAATACATTGAGGATATGATCGGTCAAAAACTGCAATAAAAATAGGGGGTGTCATGCCCCCTAACCTCCACACCAAAGCGTGAGCGATCACGCTTTTTTAGACTCTACTCAAGAAATGATAAAACAATTTTATGAGAAGGTGTTGCCAACACAAGGCGTCTACTGTGTTACCGGCATTGATCCGGCATCAGGGGCAACAAGGAATAAGTTTACAGAGACGTTTGATGAAATATTTGACTTAATTGGAGACTTTAAGAAACGAAAACAAAACATATTTATAGCAGTAAGCACGTTTGACGAGTTTAGTAGGAAGGCAAAAGACGCTGTGTTTTGTCGTTCATTGTTTATTGATTTAGATGTAGGCATAGATAAGGCAGCAGAGAACAAAGGCTACGTTGATGCTGACGCTGCGCTTGTTGCACTTGATGCGTTCATCGCGGAGAGTGGGTTACCTGAGCCTGTGCGCGTTAGCTCAGGGCGTGGGGTTCATGCGTACTGGCTGTTAGATGAGGATGTACCAGCAGAAGAGTACTTACCAATCGCTCAGTTATTTAAAGAGTATTGCATTCCCAAGGTTTTTTGTGACCCTGCGGTGATGGCAGACATGGCGCGGATTATGCGCTATGCAGACTCGCTCAACTATAAGACAGACCCACCATCACCTACTGGGTTGATCAGTACAGAATTAACCACGTACCCTTTCTCTTTCTTCAAAGAGTTTCTTGGTAGTAGTGAAGAGGTTGTGTCAGTCAAGGATATTCTTGCATCAATACCAAAAGGTTTAGACGAAGATACCAAAGCGTTTAAGAAGCTTGATAACTTTAAATACAACTTTAGAACCATTGTTATCAAAAGTCTTGAAGGCGATGGCTGCAGGCAAATTGCGGAAGTAGCAAACAACCCACAGAACCCACCATACACATCATGGACAGGGGCGCTGGCAGTTGCCATACGTTGCGAAGATGGCGAAGAAGCAATTCAATTAATATCAGAGGGACACCGTGACTACACACCAGAAAAAACAATTACAAAAGCCAAGTCTTTTGATTCTATCCGAACATGCGAAGGGTTTGCGCGAGATGAGCCAAGTCTCTGTGAAGGATGTAGTCATAGAGGGCGAATCACAGGACCAATTGAGCTTGGAAGAGAGTTTACCCCTGCAGCAGCCACGCATAAGGAGGACACAGTTTGGGAGAAACCGGATACCAAAAAGCTTCAAGAACTTCCGGGATTTTTAAGACCGTTTGTGCGCGGCGAGAATGGTGGCATCTATTACATACCATCTCCAACATACGACAAAGAAACAAAGAAGAAAACGCAACCTGATCCTGTGCTGTTTTTAGCACACGATTTTTGGCCTATTCGTAGGGTGTATGGCAAGATAGACGGTGAGTGTTTGTTAATGCGTCTAGAGTTGCCAAACGATCCTGCAAGAGAGTTCTTAGTCCCAGTCGCACAATCGTCTGAAGATTTAAGAAAAATGGTGGTATTTCAAGGCGTCCCTTGTGAACCCAAAGAATCACAAAGGCTCCACAACTATATTAACAAATGGTATCAATATATGATAAATGTATACAAGGCAGACCAGATACGCACCCAACTTGGTTGGACAGAGAAACCTAATCGTGACGATATAACTCCGTTAAAGCGGGCATTTGTATTAGGCGACAAAGAAATAAACGAAGATGGTAAGTTAGTAGACTCCGCTATGTCACCTTTAATACGTGGCGTATCAAAACATCTAGTCCCCGCAGGTACATATACTAAGTGGCGTTGGTGTATGGATCAATTAGAACGACCCGATGGGCAGCTTGATATGCAAATCTTCGGGTTGCTGTGCGGGTTCGGTTCACCCCTCATGGAATATACATCTACAGCAGGTATATCAGTATGCTTCACAGGTCCGTCAGGTTCAGCAAAGACTGGCGCAATGTATGCAGGGCTTAGTATATTTGGCAACCCGCTAGACCTAAGTGTGTTCGACGCAACCGATAACGGTATGACAGGTAGGTATCTTACGCTTCACAATATTATGCTCGGCGTTGATGAGGTAGGTGATAAGAAAGCTGAGTCAATCGCATTACTGGTACATAAAGTATCAAACGGTAAAGCCAAGATCAAGATGCAAGGGTCTGTTAACGCTGAACGTGAGTTTGAATTATCAGCATCTTTGATTAACTTTATGACTGCTAACCACCCAATGTACGCCAAGTTGGTAGCATGGAAGAAAACTCCTGTTGGTGAAGCAGCGCGTTTAGTTGAGTTTGAAGTAAAGAAGATAGCTTGTTTAACAGGGGCGGGCAACCTTGGAAGAGAAATATTTGATTCGTTGAAATACAACTACGGTCATGCTGGCACAATGTATGTTCAAAAGTTGTACGAGATCGGTGATGGCAAAGTTTACGAGTATGTAAATAAATGGTTGGAGAGATTTATCGTAGACTTTGGTGATCAACCTGAACAACGGTTTTACCAAAACTTAGTTAGTGTAACTTTTGCTGGTGGTCAGATAGCTAAAGAGGCTGGCATCATTGATGTTGACCTTAACCGTGTGTACAACAAAGTGCTGCATGAGATGATTAACATCCGTGACAACGTAGCACCCAAGCACACGACTGACTACCCATCAATCTTAAATGAATACATTAACCTCAACATCCCAAACATCCTTGTGTTAGAGGGAAACACAGTTAAGAGCGCACCACGTAATGAACTAGCAGCACGTTTTGATATTGAGGAAGGCATCTTGCAAGTATCTGTCACTCACTTTAAGAAGTACCTCGCTGAGTTGCAAGTAAGCTCATCAAACTTTGAACGTGAGATGAAGCAGGTTTACATTGGTGGGGATACTAATAAGCCACGCTTAATCGGTTCTGTGCGTAGTAGGCTTAACAAAGGCTGGAAGGGTAGTGGCGGTGGCGGTAACGTGTGGTGCTATCACTTTAATCCTGAAGAGATTGACGGTCTATACAGTAAAGACGAATGACGCCCGATAAGATTCTTGAACCAGAGTGGTTGTTCCCTATGGAGCATATGAAGGTTGGGGATAGTTTTTTTATCCCCACCTTACGCCCTGCTGAATTAATCTATGTCATAGATACTGGCTCTAAGAAGGCTGGCATCAAGATGAAATCTTTTGTTGCAAGTAAAGATGGTCACCTTGGTGTCAGGTCTTGGCGCATATCTTAGGGTTCAATGTCGTATGCTTTAAACGTCTCAATGATGTTGTTCTTGATCAGGTTTTGCTGAAGGGTAATCATCTTAACAATTGAATCACGTTCTTTAGGCGATAAACCTTCCATCAAACGGAAATTCTTTGCATCGGTACGCAGACGTTTGAGTTCACCATTGACCATAGTATTGAATTTTTTAACTATCATCTCATCCATTGGGTACTCTGAATGATATCGCATCGTTGCTTCCGGATCACCTTTGAACATATTTAACCGCTGTTCTTTAGCTAAGATTTGTTTTTCAACAGCAGAAAACTCTCTTGAGTCTACGTTTGAGCGAGTACCAAAGAACGAACCAGCTAATGGTAGATCAGCTTTAATATTAAATTCTTTTCTGCCACTAGCAAGATCAGTAAAACCGTAAGCTGTTTCAAGAATGCGTGATACACCATCAGCGTAGCTATTAGCTAAGAAATACATACTGTTTGGACTCCAATCTATATAACCATTAGTAATTTGTGCAAACGTACGTGCTACGTCTTTGTAAGCTTGAGGAATGTTGTCCCCACCCACATACGCATCACCAATACGACGGTTAGAGTCGTTGTAAATACTCTGTCCTAGACCATTCTTATTTAACGCAAACTCTAAAATGGGCCTTACAGTGCTTGGTGCAATTGAATCTAACGCAAAGTTAAGTGGGTCTTCTAGCGGGTTCATCTTTGACACAGGAATTGGCACAAACGAGTCAAGTGAAATTTGCAATGCAATGTTAGCTGCTGCATTAGCCATAGTACTCTTACCAAACGCCACAGCCGCCATCTGCGCTCCAGCAGCAGCAAACGCGCCAAGCCCGAAGCCCCAAGGAATTTGGAACACAACATCTTTACCCAGCCCTAACTCATTAGGTAAATGGAACCGTGCATAGCGCGACCACTGCTGCATGTTGTCTGACTTAACTTTGTTGCGTCCCAACTCATCGTCAGGTGACATAGCCATAGACATAGCGTAGGCTGTCATACCTAAACCAAACAATGCACCTGTCATAATCCGAGCGTTTTGTTGTTTCTGCTTGTAGTTTTTAATAAAATTATCACGTTGCACTTTGGCTTCTGGTGTTGCACCTATCTGAATAGCTTGAGGCAAACTCTTTAACGCAGAGTCTAGTGACCGGAAGGCTGGCGCTACTGCCTCAATTGCACGGACAGCACCCGTTGCAGCGGGTCTAAAGAACATATAGAACGCACCCATTGTCTTACCAATCTCACCAACTTGTTCAAAGTTAGCAAGGTTCTTAGCGTAAGCAGCGGCTTTAGTTCTTGCCGGTTGCTCTAACATACCGTCTGCCATAAAACTACTTTTAGCTACACCATAAGCTGCGGCACGGCTTGCAAGCTCAAACATGTTTGTCCAAATATCAACAAACTTATCCACCTGCTCTTTAGTCTTCATAATGCCACTACGCCCAAGTTCTTTTTGCAGGGCTTCAAAATTAGACTTTATAGCAATACCATCAATGTACGTTACCATGCCGCCCTCTGTGTAGAAGTCAAGCATGTCTTGTACGAACGGGTCTTGCTTAGCAAGGTTTGCAATACTTGTAAAATCACCACGGTTGTACATGGCAATAAACCGCATTGCTTTAAATAATCCGCCGTTGGCTACCTTTGCTGAAATATCACCAATGAAAGCTAATGACTTTGTTGGTCCAAGGTCCACACCCATTGCAAAAGCATTGGTAAGAATATCTCGCACAAAGTTCATTGGACCAAATGAATAGTTGTATCGTGTGTGAAACTGCCCAATCGTACTAGTGATAGTGTTTGCAATTTCAACCAATGGGTTGACTGCTTTATAAGTGCGACGAATAGAATTTAAAAGAGCCTTATCCTTAATTTTAATAAGCGTAATTTCACCATTCTTAGCGTAATGAAAGATTGTATTTTCATCGGGAACTATGGCGTAGCGTTGTTCAAAAGGAATAGGTTCTTTTTTATATTCAGCTCTACCATTAAGCAGTCCTTGGTCAATAGCATTAATAATTGACTGTGTAATATTTTTACGCCCAGCACGAAGAGCAGAGCGAGTTGCATCAGACATACTCTGTAGCAATGGGTTTGTAGCCACACTCATACGACCGCCGAACGCGCTCTGTGGCTTATCAACTTCACTGCCCATACGTGAGCTTGTAAAATCTAACATCTCATCAATAGTTGTAACCTTCTCGCCTTTCCTGCCTTTTAACGGAATGTAGTTTTCAAACCCGTAAAACGCCACACGGTTGCTAACAGGCTTAGACCAATAGTTTGATTGCATATCAAGAGTCTTAGTAGCTTCATGCAAACCTTTAAGTGCTGCAGACACTTCATCAATCTCTGCTTTAAACTTATTATCCTTACTAGCAATTTCAGCACGTCGTGCATCGGCGGTGTCAGGATCAATACCTACTACGTTATAAGCTTCGTTCTTTATATCTGTGTTTTTACGTTTGTTACCATCCAGAGCAACTTTAATACCTGAAGGACTATACCCAGTCTCTTTAGCGTAGTTTTTAACAAGGTAATCAAGTTCAGTACGCAACTGCCGTGCCTGTGCAGGCGTCAAGTTAGGGTCATCTAACTCGCCTTTTTTATTATTGTCATGCTCGCCAACTATTTCTTGCCTACGAGCTGCAGGAGAAATTAATTTACCTTTTGAGTTAACAACTTTAGATGTGCTATCTAACGGCACAAGCAACATAAATTTAACTACACGACGTTCTCTTTCATGTATTGCCTCAACAATCATATGAAGCTGTGCAATAGCAGCTTTTATATCAAGACCTGTTGCTTTAGCAAAATTATTAATTGCTGTGTCTAAAGCTTGTGCGGGACCCGCTACGTGACGTTCATACAAATCTTTAGCACGACCAGATGACAAAGTTATCTGAGTGTAGATGTTATTAAACTTAGCAGACAGGTCGTTTACAATTGCGTCAGCAAGTTCTAACGTATCCTGCCAAGACTTAATGGGGTAACGATCATTTTGAAAAAGCCTAGCAACATTTTGCCAACCCTTTTCAGTTGTAAACAACTTTCTCCAAAAGCCTTTATCGCGCCCCACAACTTCTTCAGGCAACATGTACTCTTCATTGCTAGTTTGGTTTTTCTCACCAATACCAATATTGCCAGTACGTAACGGGGTTGACGCTTTCTTTGTTTGCTGAGTTTTTTTATTTTTTTGTGCTGAGTACGATACTTCGTTACCACGAATACCTTTGCTCGGTAACGATATAACTCTAGTAATATCTTCAATTAATTCTTTATAGTTAACTGCAACATCTTTAGGTTTAATACCCATTGCAGCCGTTATATTTTTAACAAACCGTGTAAAGAAATTATCTTTAGGTGCGTACGTCTTGTCACTACCCGTATTAGCATCAAGAGCTATGAGTGCGGATTGAAGTTTTGAATTAGACATAACTTCAGCAACAAACTCTTTAAGAGTTGAAATACTAGGCTGAAAACTGTTGGGTAAAAATGTTCTTGCTCGCGCCCAATTCTGTCTAATGCGGTTAATAGCAGCCTGAGCTTCTGCTTGTTTTTCTACGGGCAAACTTTTAATGTATGCGTCTGGGTTATCAAACACATGGTCAAGAAAATAATGCATGATTTCATGCAACACAGTCTCGCCTAAATCACGTTCACCTGTGTATACACCTTTAACGCCTTGCAACGTTGCACGGCTGTTAACTGGATTAAACTTACCGTCATTTGTACCTTCTACTTTACCAAATGAGATTGTTAATTTAACTTGATCAAGAAAACCAGTTTGCTTTAAAAGGTTTAACAAACTTTTTGCAAACACACCTACGTTTCTAGCACTATGTGGTTTGTCTGTAGAATAACTATAGTCTGCAAGAATTTGCAGCACACCTTTAACGCCTTCGCCCCCATTAATAGCAGACTCAAGGCGTTTGTCTTCTTCTGACTTAGCCTCAGCAACCTCTTGTTTTTCTTCTTCGCGATCTAATTTAGCTTCTGAATCTAATAATGGTTTTTCACGGGCTTCAAGAGCTGCTTGTTCAGCTTCTTCAAAAGCTTTTGTTGTCTTTTCATCTCTTTCTTGATCAGTTTCTTTAGCCTCTTCAACTTGCTCTTGCATGTCAGCAATCAAACGTTCTTTGTATTTAGCGCGACGCCTTGCTAACTGTGCTTCTTTAGTTGCTGCTACTATCCCTTTACGTTTGTCAGACTCAGTTGTGTCCCTTACATAAATATCGTCTTTAATAGCTTGAACAAAAGCTTTTTCATAAACAGCATCGTACTTAGCACGTTGCTCAGGGGCTAACGACTCTATAAAAGCTTGACGGTTAGCTGCGGCTTTAGTACGTCCGTCACCACCAACATTTGCAAAACCATTTCTTTTATTTACAAATTTTTTATAAAGCTCAACCAACTTGTCCATTGACATAAGTTGATCAGGGCGATTGATTGGTACACCTTTTCCTGCAATAGCACGTAATGCTGGCGTTAATCCTTTTTTATCATCCAAAGAATCTATTGCATCCGCAGCCATATCATGCGCAGCCATAGTTATGGCTTGATTTATATCACTGGGCGCACCTTCTCCATAATAGCTAGTTTGATTTAAAAAATTCTCAGCCGAAGGAGTCTTAGTTGGTTTGTAGCCTTTAACAAATTTTAACGGTGCAGCAACAATAAAACTAATAGCTTTCTTTAATTTAGACGTTACAGTCGTAACATTACCTTCTGTAGTAACAGTACGGGTTTTATTAGCAGCATTAGCAGCTTTAATAGCTTCATCTAACTTAGCGCCCGCAAGCGGAGGCGTTTCTTTTTCTGTTTCAGGCGTTGCAACACGGTTACCTTCAGGCTCTTCTGTTGGTAATTTTGAAGATACACGATCTTTTACTTTTTTAGTGTTAGTGGTAAAAGTGCCTTCAAACACATTAGGCGCAATCTGACGAATGCGCCCAGCCAACACGCCTTCTAAGTTACCAACATAATTACGTATGATTTGATTAATGTCTTGTAATGTAACTGGCTTCTCTTTAGTTCCTTTAGGTATTTGAATTCCCACTGCTTGAGCAACTTTCTTTGCCTGCGCGGGCGAAAATGATTTGCCTAAGTTATCAATACCATCAATGTGATCAATAGCTTTTTGTTCTTCGGGCGTAGCTTCCCGCGCTGTAGGCAACGGGGCTTGTTGTTGCGGCGGAGTTTCTTTAACTACTTCGGTAGCTACAGGTGCAGCAGAAGTTTCAACCTGTGTAGTATCAATACGCCCAACAGCATCTTTGATACGATTTAACGTATCTTCTGGTCTAGCTTTAGTAGAAACTTCTAACCCAAGGTCTCTTGCAATTTTGTTTATTTTGCGAGTATCGGTTGGTACACCACCAGCATCAACAGCTTTAACTAAATCAACAGCAGCTTGTTCTGGAGCAGTGTATTCTCTTGCAGGAGTTTCAGCAGGGGTCTCAACAACAGGAGGCACTGGAGCAGCAGGGGGTGTTACTTGCCCGTTAGCGCCGGGCGTTAAGTTAGTACCGTCAACATCCGCACTAGGCGCAGGGGTTGTAACAGTTGCAGTTGCGGCAGCAAGCTCTGCTTTCTTAGCGTCTATTTCTTTTTTTAAAATTGCGTTAGAGTTAATTCTATTTTTAACCGCTTTGTTACCGCCCTTTTTGTTTTTAATGTCTTCTTCACGACTGGAATATTTAGCTTCCATTGTTGCTATTTCAGCAGCAAGTGTTTCTTCAGACGTTGAGGTCGCTCCTACTGGCGCAGCAGGGTTTTGGTTGTATGCATCTAAGTCAGCTTGTGAATTAAATACAATACCGTTAACTAACACCGGACTAAACGGTGGCAATTCAGTTTCTGTACCAGCTTCGGTTGTGGTCTCGCCAACAGGTTGCTCACCAGCTTTAATCAGCGCGTCTTCTTGTGTTTTTGTTTTATCTTCAGGCACAGACGCAGCTAATTTAGAACGTACAGCACCAATACCGCCGGGGATAACAGACATACCAAACGATGCAGCTATGGTATTAATGTACTCTTTGATAGCTCCTGCATCGGATAGAGATAGCTCAGCGCCAAAACGCTCGGCAACTGATTGAACAGTTTCTGGTACAGACTCTTTAGCGCCAGTAATAAAAACACGTTTACCTATCTCAAGCGTTAATGAATCCAATACTTTTTTATCGGCGGGTTTAATAGGTTTGGTTGCATTTAATAAAATCTTGTTAGATATAAAATCAGCAACGGCATGAACACCAGCCATCGGTAGTACTTTATCAAGATTAATATCTTCAGCCGACCCGCCACGTTCTTGAGCTTCTTCAATTGCCCGACCGCCCACTTCACCAACACCATGAAGCGCGGCTTGTCCACCTAGACCAGCGGTTGCGCCCATAGAAATAAGGGCTTTCTTGGCTTCTCTAGCAACATACTTTTGTGCTTCTTCTTCACCTTGGTCTTTTAATATTTTTTCTGCTGTTTCTTTTACGGTTGTTTTAAGTAATGTTTTACCAAGACCTGCAGCAACAGCAGTGGGTAAAGAGCCAACACCAGCACCAGCCACCGCACCAATACCCATTGCACCAAGGGTCTCAATTAAGTTACCAACTCCTGCGCCCATCTGATATGGCAACCAATCAGTAATGACTGTACCAATACCTTTTTCCCAAGCGTTGGTAAACTCGTCACTTTCTTTTACGAGTTGTTTAGACTCACCAGCTTCCATTGACTCAAGACCACTCTTGATCAAACTTGTGCCAGTATCTTCAAAGCCTAACTTTTTAGCACCAACGCCTGCTACAGTTTTAGCCGCACCATATATATTTTGGATGCCACCGGGGATGTTACCCATACCACGAGAAAAATCAGGCGCGTCTGCAGCGGCGCGTTGTTGACCTTTTTTTGGTTTCTCTTCTGCTACAACCGAATCGTTTGCCCAGAAATTAGACGTATTTTTACCACCTGTAACTTCAGGATCGTTGTCCCAGAAATTCGCCATTATGGTTAACCTTTTGTACGTAGTACGCCATTAGGGTCTTTATATTGTGTGCCTTTCGGTAATTTATCATATTCTGTTTGATTTGCAATAGTTGGGACTTTCCCACTGCTACTTGGCTCTTCACTATATGTTTCGCCCGTTACTCTTTCAATACGTTTATTTTTTTGTTGGTGTAAATTATCAATTCTATTTTGATAGCCTTCAACTTTTCTAGCGTAATTGTCATAACCTTTTTTCAAACTGGGAGGCACATTAGTTGGGTCGATCCTATCATATATTTGATTTGCTTTAAGGTAGTTATCAAATCCGGTTTGTTCTTTACCAATTAACCCACCATACATTTGTTCAGTTTTTCTTACTTCGGCCTGTAATTTTAAATCGCTGTCACCACCACGAGAACGCATAACATTATTACGCTCCGTCATTACTTCAAACCAATCTTTAGCTTTCTGACGGTTAATACCAATCTCTTCAGCTTTAAGTGCAAATTCATCTTTCTTAAGACCCGCGCTCATAAGTTTCTCAAGACGCTCACGATCATCTTTACGAATACCAGCAATAACTTTTTGGTACTGTTGAGTAGCAGGAACCATACCCGCAGCGATATTAGCCAAAGCATTAGGCGATGTACCACCAGCGGCTGCTAGACCACCACTAATAAGTGCCATGTAGAAAGCTTCTTTCTTTTCACGTCCAACACTTTCGCCACTCTTTTTAAGCATAGCTATGTATTCATCTGCTGCGCTAATAGCTTTTGCAGCGGCGGGAGATTTACCAGCAACGGCTTCCGCTTGAGCTAAAGTAGGTGGGGCATTTTCAAGCCCAACTCTTGGCGTAAGTCTTTCACCACCAGCAGGAGCGGCAGTACCAGCACCTTGTTTAGCTGGCGCAATCTGAACATTTTGTGCGGCTGGAAGTCCTGCTACTCCTACTCCTGCATCATTTGGCGGATTAAATGTTGATAATTCTTGAGGTGGTGGGGCGCTTGGTACAGTAGAAACAGTAGCCGATGCAGAAACGTTGCCCTGTCGGTCTAATGCACGTAATTCTGCGGGGGACATGTCTTTAATACGACTGAGCATATCGCGCCCAGCTTCTCTTTCAGGGTTTGACACGCTTGAAAAAGGGTCGGCTGATTTACTGTATTGTTCATACAATCTTTGGCGAAGATCATAATTTGCTATGCCGCTTTTAATGTCAGTAGCTTGATTAGCAATAAAACGACCAGCCGGTGTTGTTGGTACAGGATCGTATTCTGGCGAGTTACGTTCAAAAACAGTTTTAGGATTTGCGTCAAACCCACCAAACTCTGGAGATATAGTATTCCCGCTCATAAAACGTTCATAACTTTTTGGGTCATCCTCTCGCAACCGCTCTACCAATGGATCAGAATTAGAATCTACAACTTGGTCGTTATTTTTACCACTAAACGCAATAATTCCACCGTTGGCATATTCATTATCATCGTCGTCTTCGGTAGGCAAGTTTGTACGTAGCTCATCTATACCGGCATATCTTTGTTCGTCTTCGTCTGTTTGTCCAGCATCCTGCATAACTTGTGCAGCAAGGGGTACTCCTTGTTGTTGCTGATCCTGTGGCGCAGCCATAGCCATAGCTTCTTTTTGCTGGGCAAGTTTTAATTTTTGAGTAAGAGACTGAAGTACAGGAATACCAACATAAGACTCAACAGCGCCACTTTTAATAGATTGGGCTAACGATTGTTGAAAAGCTGCAATATCTCTTGATCTATGGACACTATCAGCCATTCTATAAATATCTGACGCCATGTTTTGTTGGATGCTCATTTTTTATCCTTTCATAGCATTGTAAATGCCAAGTGTGTCTAGCCCGTCACTTTCTTTAATCTGACCGCCTTTTGCACTATTCATCATTTTATTCATGCCATAAAGACCCATACCCGCCGTACCAATACCGGCAGCTTGAGACACCATGCTTGGGTTCTGGTACATAGATTGAGACTGTTGAGTCAATGGCAGACCACGCAACAAGTCGGACATAAAGCCAAGTTGTTGATACGGATAGTTTAACTGTGCTTGATATTGCTGGTAAGCAGCGTCTAGCCCTTTTTGTTGCAAGGCTTGTTGCTGGGTTCCTGCTGACACCATAGCTTGGTTTGCCGCTTGTTCTTGACCAAACTGAGTCTGCCCTAACTGACCAAGAGTGCTGGCAGAAGCTCCTGCTTGACCTAAGCCTTGCAACCCGTACTGACCTGCACCTACAGCACCTTGAACGCCCTGTTGTCCACCCTGCAAGCCCTGAAGTCCAAGGGTAGCGCCAAACTGTTGTGCTTGATTAGCTTTATCAAAAGCCGTGCTGTATCCCTGTCCAATCATCTGGTTCATGGCAAGGTTTTTGTTACGTTGATTCTCTGCTGCCATCAACGCTTCACGGCTCCCACCAAACGCACCTGAGCGCGAAGCATTGCCCATCTGCTGAGTGCCGGTAATGTCATACTGACGCTGCACTTCTTGTAACGCAGGCTGAAGCGAAGCTTGCAAATACGGGTTCATGTACGCTTGTGAGGCGTATGGATTAGTTGCTTGCTGTGCGTAACGATCCCCTGCACCCGCTGCCATTGCTCCATAGCCTAATGATGCGTTTTGAAGTTGTGCTGCTGTGCCTTGTGTCCCTAGACCGTATTGACCTGTTTGATATGCAATGTTTGATGCATCAGCTATCTGAGGCGCTAGTTGTTGGCTACCCACGTTTTGAAACGCTTGGTTTTGCATTGGGGTAAATTGTGCAATTTGCTGCCCTTTATACGGCTGATACGGATTGTTAGTAAGATCAGTAACCGCAGCGGCTTTACCTAATGTGCTTTCTACATAAGGCTTTGCGTATTCAGGTATAGAAGTATTTTGAACCGTAGTTGAAGTGGGTGCGCTACTTCCTCCACCTTGAGGCATAATCTTGCCACCGACTTTTAAAAAAGCCCGTTCGGGTAACATGTCAAAATAATTATATCTCATAGCGCAACCTCAACAATTTTGTATTTTTCAACGAACCCAAAGCGTTGCCATAATCTAGCAACAGCGTCATTAACCGCACCTTCTATAGACGTAGCCCCAAAGCCTTGTAAAACTTGGCACATCTGTTTAAACGAGTCTTTGCTAACAATTAACTTGCCACCAATGTAAGTAATAAACGCTACACGATGGTTTGGTCGATTAAACAAATTGACCGTTGCTGCACCAATAATCTTGTCATCTTCTACTGCAACTAACAGAATCCACTGACCACCAGTTACATAAGCCTGAACTTGGTCTAGCGTGTAATCTTTATCGCCCGTTTGCTGCTCAATTGCCGCTTTTAAAAACCCCGAAACAGCATCCCACGTTTGATTCACATACTGAATTGGAACATGCTGTACGTTCATGCGGGTAAGTATTTATCTGACCTAGAGTTAATGGCTACCTTGTCTTTGCCAACAGTCTTGCCTCTGTTCTTTTGAATGCGATCCATCATGGCATACAGTCTTTTAGCACCGGCATCTGTAGACCCATTTCCCAGTTCAGAAACAATCCTAGCAGGAACGACAAACTCACCATCAGCAAGACGAGCAGGCTGGCGGTTACCAATTTGAGCAGGAATATCATCGCTGACTCCATCGCCGGGTCCTCTTAGTAGTTGCCCACCATCAGAATAACCGCCTAACTGACCACCCATTGCGTAATCTTTAGTTTTGTGTTTTGCGTATTTAGCAAGTTGCGTTGCGTAGGAATCACGAGAGTCACGTTTAAACTTGTCTTCTGGAATCTTTGAGTCTTCCCGATAACCGTAGATGCTTTGAACGCCGGGCATTGTGTTTGCATAATACTGACCTTGCGATTTTCTATCAGGCAATAATGCACGACCTTCAGGTGAATTTACAAAATCTCCACCTGCGGCGTTTTGAAGCAATGCGTAGGCGTTTAAATTTGCATAAACTTCTTTTGGATTGGCAAACCGATTATCGGCTTTACCAAATATTTTATCTTGAGTTTCACTATTTAAATTTGAAACATAAGGGTAAAGCTCCCTACTAATTTTATTGCCACGATTTTCATCATGCAACTGCAATGAATGAGTTAATTCATGCGGCAATGTGCTAGCGTCCATACGCCGCATAATTGTGGTATTGGGTTGATCTCGGTTAACAAATCCTTTGAGGTTGGTATTTGCTAACGCATAATTAAGCTGGTTGTCATGAAACGGATTAAGTGACTCAAGGTATCGTTCAGGGTTTTCCGTTTTGTTAGCAGTGTGCAACAATTTTGCGGCTTGTATTTCGTTGGCGGAATAATCCTTACGGTTATATTCTTCACCCCTAGCTAAACGCTCGTATTTATCACGGTCACTACCCAATATTTCTAATAACTCCCTAACTGTGGGCGCATCATTGTTGTCACGTTCAGGAACTTTACCTCTATCTTTAAACGCAATAATGCCACCATCACGGTAGCCAATACCTTGCATTGGGTATTGTGGACCTTGGTTTAAAGCACCAATGCCACCAAAGTTATGATTGCTGTCATCAGGTTCAGGGTAATAACCACCAATACCCCCCCCCATTGCATACCTAGGATGTTTATCAGCTATTAAACCGCCATCAGCCTCACCACCACCAAAACCTTGGTTAGGATCATAATAATCATCTGGGCGTACTTGTGCATACTCGGGTGTATACATTTCCTGACCGCCATAATAATACGTTGGTTCAGGAGGAGGACCATTTGTAGCTTGATATTCAGGTGATGCAATAATTGCACTAATCACTTGGTCAGGAGCCATGTTAGAAAAGCTTTCAATCCCAGATGCATCGGGCGCACGACCTAACATTTCTTGATAAATATTAGCCAAGTTTTCTGAAGAAGTAGGAACTTTTAAATTGTTATAGCCGGGATCAAGCTCAACGCCTGAATAACCTAAACCACTAGAATAATTTCCCCCTGATTCGCTACCAATACCGCCGTATCCAGTGTTTGCATAAGGAGATACTGGAACTGTATAGGCATCACTTTCACCCGCTGATGTACCGCGATGAAGCACTGCTTGACCAATGTTTTCTGATTTAAGCGGGTTATGATCATACCCAACTACGCCAGCAGGATTTAAAGATGTTTCAGGCACAGGCGCTCTAAATTCGCCTGTAGATGGGATAATGCTTGTAGGAGTTTCTGGGCTGTAAGGAGCCGTAGCACCTGCCATATATGGTAAGTTTACCGTCGGCATAAATGGCTTATCTTTCGTACCCGTTACAGGCATAACACCACTAATTGGTCTGCCTGTTGTCGGGAGTTTGCCTGTTGTTGGGTCAACCAAACTACCATAACCACCACCACTACCACCGCCGCCGCCAATCCCGTATGAAACAAACTGTGGTGCTTGATACTGGAAATCAGCAGGTACGGCTCTTTGTGGAGTGGCATAACGCTGCTGAACCTGAGCCATTTGTGGCTGAATAAGCGGTTGTGTAATGCCTTGCGATACAGCGGGCGGTTGATAAGATTGCTGTGCTTGTTGAATAGATGCTAAAGCTTCAAGCGTAGGATTGTTTTGTGGCGACATTGCTTGAGGTCTATTAAATTGGTCTTGCTCAAACTGACCAATTCCTACGTCGCCACCTTCAGCCATACGGATAACGCCGCCATTAGCAACGGTAGTGGCTCCAAAATCACTTGCTTTAATTGGTGTTTTAGCCTTATATGCTTGATTAAAATAAGGCGTCCCTGCTCCTTGGTAGTCAGGGTTTTCAACTTGACTAAACTCATATGGGCGGATGTACGAATCTGATTCAGGTTGGCTACTCTGATTATTGCCTTTATTAGCCATTAACAAACCAGCCGCACCAAGACCTAAAGGCATTTTGTTTTCAGAAATAAATTTACCAATACCTGAGCCAAAAAAACCCGGATTAGCAATTGAACTAGCTGTAGGAGAAGCGGTGGCAGCACTAGCAGCAGCAGTTCCAGCACCTTCAACATATAAATTAGCTACTGCGGGAGCAACATTAGCACCACTAGCGCCAACAGCACCAGCACCACCACTAAGCAAAGGAGCTATACCTGCGCCAGCAGCACCAGTAGCACCACCTATTAAAGCGCCTTTAAGTATGTCGTCTGTTTTACCACCGCGCAACGCAGCAATACCGCCACCCATAGCAGCGCCAATTGCCAAACCTATCATAATAGGCATAATTAAACCCCTTCCATGATTTCAGGCGACTCAAGACCAGTGCCGCGAAGATTGTGTATGCAACAAAAAACTACATCGTCGGTTAATGCTTTAAATGCGTGGTGCTTTCCTGCTTTTACTGTAATCACTGCAGGGGCTGTGTAAACGCCCGTCAAAACGCCATCTTGCCAAGCTTCAACTGTTCCACGGGAAACAATTGTTATGTGATCATGTGCATGAACATGCTGCGCTGCAATACTTTCAGACTTTTCAATTGAATAAGCTCTGACCCAAATGTCATCAACTTCTGCAAATTCTACATAAGGATGTTCAACGCGAACATATTTTGGGTCTTGAACAAGTTCTTCAATATTCATACCTTAACCTTTAAAACATTACTTGCCGTGGTGTCCCGATATACATCGCCAACCCGTAGGTCAGCAAGACTTGTCTGCGTAGGAAGCGTATTTAGGTCTAAGTTTAAACCACTTGCTGCTGAAAAACCCGGATTATCTAACTGTGCAAAATACAATCGCAATGTGTTTGTTAGTTGCTCAAGATATATTCTGTTGTACTCTTGTGGAGCAATTGGTAAGTTTGGGGATTTTGTTGTGCCAGTACTCATCTCTTGCCGTCCGGTCTGATGTCAATTCTAGGAGAGCCAAGCTGCCATGCCACACCAAGTTCAGTGGATTCAATACGGAACGCCATTTGCCGACCCCGCAAGCGGGTATAGACCTGCCCGTCGAATAATTGAATGTTGTACGATTTGCTAACTGCGTAGTTATCTGCGCTTTGCACTTCAGGACTGTTGGATGCGCTATAAGCCGAACCTGCGTTTTGACGAGGTTTAACGGTCATGGTGACGTAAGGCTGATCCACGTTTGAGCCGTTAAAGTTAATGTCAGGCAAGATACGCCAGACAAAACCAAAGTTATGTCCATCGCCAATATCAAAATCTGACGACTGAATGTACGCATCAATTGCTACAGGCGTCGTACCGGCAACATCATCTACGTCAGCTTCGTGGTACAAGGTTCTGCCGGTTAAAGCACTGGTGTCGTAGTTAGCTGCCATTGGATATTGACGCAGACTAGAATCTAACCATGCTGTGCGCGACATTGAGCCGTAATACCATACCTTATCAAGGTAGTTGTAAATAACGTACTTGTCCACATCGTCTGAATCTGTTGAGCAATAAAACCACCAAACTTCGTTATAGCCTTCGTTGCTGCCACAAAACACTTGATATGCTTGTAAAATATTAATATCGTTAAAAACGTATTGCCGCAATGAACAGGGCAACGTCTCTACACGCCCAGCGTACATATAAAATTTATCAACACCCATCCAGTAGGTAATACTGTTAATAGTAATCATGCTGTTAGGCGACATGACGGAAATATTATCCATCAATATATTAAAACCCCAGATATATGGTGGTCCTAAATACTGCATAGAATATAAGGCGGAGTCAGTCCAAACTAAAATCTCTTGACGAGTATTAATATACGAAATGATAGAAGAGCCATGAGAAAGAGGAAACTCACCAGACTGGTTAGTAATGGCAGGAACCCATTCATATGGATTATTTTGATCAGACCAACGCACTAACATAGGGTTAAATGTTGTATTTGGCGTTCCAGATTCGTATGGATTTGCACCAAAAGCTATAACAAATCTTTGAATAGATGACGCTGACACTTCAAGCGTTTGATTTGGCACATAATCGCCAGCATAACCTGCGGCAGTAGAAAGAACAGATAAAAATTGCGCTCTGGCTGTAAGACCACTACTTGCTGCCCAGTAATAAATTTCGCCGTTTCTAGGCGCAATAACTAAATCTTGACCGTAATTATCATTTGACCACAGGCGTAATTGAGTGTTTGACGCTCCGCCAATGCCCCAGTAGCCTAAACCCCAACCACCTGCGCCCCAGCCAAGAATAGGAATCTGCGTAACTGTACCAACATTAATTTGATAGGCTGCTACCGTAGATGCGCCACCATTGCCTGTATCGCTTGCATCAGCTATGGTCGTGACGTCAATGGTGTAAGTGTTTATTGTGGGTACTAAAACAATTTGATATTCTTGATTTAGCACCGTGGCAGTAATTACTCCGCCTAAAGACACAGCAAGCGTGTAGGTGACAAAATCACCCACAAGACACCCGTGGGCAGTATCAGTGACGGTAAGAACGGATGAACCGTTTGTTGCTGCAAAAGTTGCCGTGCCAGTCGTGGTGGTGCGTATTGGCGTAATGTCGTAGTATGCACCGCCATTCTCAATGTAATACTTTAAGTTTGTGCCAACACCGAGTAGGTTGTCTCCAGCCAACAATACCCAGTTCCATAACGCACGGCATACGCCTTGAAATGTGCTTGCAGACAAACGCACCCAACCGCCAATCTTTTCGGGAAAACCTGAACGAAACCGAATATTGTCGCAGTCGTACCAACCACCCTCATTTGCGTAGTTAGTACCCTCACGGTTTACACCCGGTCTAAAAGTTAATTTTTGTAACGGCATAACTAAACCTTACGGTAAATTACCACCGACTGGGAAGGTTGCACCTACTGGCGCTTGAGTAATAACAGTCGAGCCAACTTTAACATGTCCACCATCAAAGGGCGACTCATTTAGTGGACCGTAACAGTCAGCAAGCTGCACCCCGTTGACCTTCTTGGTCTTCACGCATTCAAACGACCACATGTTGCTCATGCCAGACGTTGCGGTGGTGACAAAGGTGCGAGCCACGGCGGGTTGTACTTCCCATGTCGGGGCTTGTGGGAACGATGACAGAGGGGGGAAACCAAACAGGCTCCAGACTTTATTCTTGGCGGCAGTACAGCTACCACCCATCAAGTCAAGGTTTGCAATGCTTGAACCTTCTAAGACAGGGCAGACAGCCATGCCTTCCTTAAAGACCTTGTTGCCCACCACAATGGAGTTGCCCGTGGGCGTTGCAGGAGACGCAGCACACAAGGCGTACTCACCCTGACAGACGGCTAGATTTTGAGCTTGAGCAATAGAAAATAAGGCTAAAACCCAGAACAAGATAACGGTGCTAACTACAGTAAGTATTTTCATCATGCCACCATTGTTGAGGCTTTTTGTTTAACTGCTGCAACACGATTAAGCCAGCCTGTGCCGTACACGAGGAAATCATTAAGACCACGGTAAAACGCTTCCTTGGCATCGCTGAAGTCCTCAATCAGCTTTACAGGGTCAGCAGCAAGGACAGCCGCCATCGTGATCGGACCAAAGCCACCGTCAGGCGTTACACCCACCGCAGCTTGCAGTAGCTTGATAGAGCGCCCCGGACCCGCATTGACCCCCATATCGAACACCAAGTAGTCAATCCCGCTTGGTAGCTCGTCGGCTCGCACAACGTCCCAGTACTTCTTCTTGTACAGGGGTTCCACATCCGCAGGGGTTAGGCGACGCATATGGTCGTGCGTGACTTCGTGTCCAAGATGGCGCTCCCAATTAAATTGAGTCACGCCGAGCATGGTGCTGCCTTTGCGTCCATCCGGTAGTTGGTTGCCTTTATCACGGTCATCGTCTGTAAAACCGCCCTCTGAAGCGAGCATCTGTTTAAACGCTTGATCCCAATTCTCTTTCATTTCTTCTGTGCGTAAAACAGGGTGCGATCCCCGAACAAATAAAATCCGACGGCGCTTGCAAAGTTATTCACCGCCGAATTGTCTTGACCTGTGAGCATCATAAAGCTCCAAGTACCCAACACAATCGCTCCAACGGACGGTCTCATCAAACGCACCACGGCTTCAACCCACGGGTAAGTGCTGCCACCAGCACCTGCGTTGTTCATCGCCTTGAACATCTCCAAATCGGTCTGACGCATTTGGGTGTATTCGGCGACGTTCGTGGGCTTGTATACATCAGTCTGAATAAAGCGCCCGATTAGGGACTTGCCTAAGTCAACGGCAAGCGGTCCAAGGGCGGCGAGTAGGGTAATCGGGTCCATTATTTGTCCACCTTCTGGTCAATTTTGTCGTAGAGTTTCACAATCATCTGCTCAACACGGTCAAAGCGTTTATCCATCTGGGCTTCAAGCGTTTCCATCTCAGACTTCTTGACGTAGACATCAGAAACGTGCAGGCGCAAATCACCAATGTCTGCCTTGAGTTCCTTGACAGAATCCCACAGTTGACGGGCAAACCAGCCAATTACAGCTAAAGCTGCGCCGCCTGCCATGTTAATAATATTCTGCCAGTCCATGTCAGTACCATTTAGCAAAGAGGAAGACGGCTAACACAGCCGCTGTGGGGAACAGCACATCTAACGCCGCATCGAGCGACCAGTACTTGGGGTTAAACCCTGCGTACCACGGCAAGTTGGCGCGTTGACCGTTGAAATCGGTATTGATTGCTTTGTATTCCGCCTGAGCGTGTTCACGCCCAACGAAGAACCCGATAGCAAGAACCGCACCCGTGAGCAGGCTTCCAGTTAGCAGCCATAGCGCACCCTGCATTACCAAGGCGTAGCCAGCGTGTTCGAAGTTTGTGCGGTTCATCAGTACCCCTTCATCTGTTCATCAACGCCCGCACAGAGCCAGAAGAATATTCCGACTATTGCGATTGGTACTAAAAGAAGCCACCACATCATGCGACTTCAGGCTCAACGACTTCAGCAGGAACCCAAGGCAACGGTTCGGGCTGTGGCGTAGGGATAGCCGCCTGTGCAATCAAGGCATCGACTTCGGCTTCCATCGCTGCTACACGGTCTGCGCCCAAAGCGTCTTGAGTCCATTGGATTGCTTCGGCTTGGGTAATGTCTGCGTAGGGGGTGAAGTTTGCAGCGTCAGCGGGTAGGAGGTTGACTGAGTACGTTACCGATTGACCGGATTCAGCAATTGTGAAGTTGCTCATGACCACGGTTTCGGGCAGAGGTGTGTTCATTACCGAGAGAGAGTTGATTGACCAGTTCATAGTTGCACCTGTGGGATAGGGGTTACGGGGGCGCTAGTGATAGCGAAAGCGTCAGACTGTTGCTTGATTTTTTGCATCAATAAAAATGCGCCTGATTTCGATGGAAGCTCACCCAGCACTTGCTGAATAAAGTTAATTTCTTCGGGGGCGAGGCTTAGGGGTATTTCGTTCAATTTACTACTCCTTGTTAACCAACTAAAAGTCTACGAGTTGTGCCGCCTGCATCCTTGATCGTGATGTAGCCTGCTTGAGCAACAATACCTGCTGTGTGTGTGCCGAAGCGCAATACGCCTGTGCCTTGTGTGTAAAGCGCAATATCTACGTTTGTATCAGAGCCACCGGAAAAAATAGATGGGGCAGAACCCGTGGCTGCGCCTGTGGCGCTTAAAGAATTCACAGCAGATGCAGTTGTTGCGACAGCAAATTGAGTAGTTGTTCCTGCAATAAATACTTGGTTTCCTGTACCTTTTGACACATGGTTTATTTGAATATTTGTATCAGAACCCTGAGCAGAAAAAGTAACTGGCAAACCCGTAGCCCCACCCGTCACTTGCAGGTAGTTAACTGCTGAGGCTGTGTGGGCTACTACTAGTTGAATTTGATTGCTACTATTAGTACGAATCTGTACGTTGCCAGTGCCTTTTGATGTAATGACAGATGAAATATTTGTATCTGAACCAGAAATGTACAAAACAGGCGTTCCACCAGTAGCAGAACCGTATGCTTCCCAGTAATTCACCGCACTAGCAACAGGCGTGACGCGAAGGGATTCTGAGCCAGCTGGTGCGCCTAAAGATACAAATCCAGAGTAATCAATCTGAATTCTGGCATCAGTCGTTGCCCAATTAGCTGCGCTTGAGCTTGATGAGTTGTAAAGCGAAAGTGTGCCACCGCCGTTGGGATAAGCGCGAGTTAATCCAATAGCAGCTTTAGCATAAGTCGCGTCAGATGAAAATTCAACGCCTGCAATACCTACATTGCCGTTGTTATTCTGAACACGTTGACCAGCAAATCCACTTGCGTTTACTGCTGTCACGTTTAGAGCTTGTGATACTGTGCCTGTACCAATTGCTACTGAGGCAGGGGTGTACACAAAACCTGCACCTTTAGGTAACAGATTCATATTAATATTTGTGTCTGAACCCGCAACCGATAAAGATGGCGAGCTTGCTGTTGCCGCACCCACCATACTCCAGTAATTCACCGCACTCGCAACAGGCGTGACACGCAGGGATTCTGAGCCTACTGCTGCGCCGAGGGAGATTACTCCCGCTGATCCAATACGAGCGTATTCCGTTCCTGCAATTTGAAAAATATGCGATGAAAATGATGTTTGCGCTGCGTTATATATTGAAAAACCAGTCGCATTATCCCTAGATATATCCAAATATTGACTTGAAGCGTCTAAACCAATTCTGATTTTTGCAGCAGCATTGCTAACATGAAGAAGTGCGGAAGGACTGGTAGTACCAATCCCCACATTACCCGCAAAGTAATTATCAGCAGTACCCGCAGCGTAGAAGTTGTAGCGACCTGTGCCGCTTGCTATGGCAGAGTAGAAGCCGTAGTTGTTGGTTGCGCCTGTGAGAGCATTGTCTGCATAAAATCCGTATTGATTTGTTACAGTCGAACCCACCCCAAAAGTTTGTTGTGCCGCAGTAAAATGACGTAAATTAGCTAGTGTAAATGCGGTGGCTGCCGTTCTAGGATTGCTTCTATAAGAATGATATTGACTGGTTACATCACTTTGAATTTCGCTAGTTACAAGAATATTATTTACAGTTACTGCGCCTGTAGCAAGATTACCACCTACTAAAGTAATAGTAGAGGCAGCAGGCAACGTACCAATCCCCAGCGCGCCTTGCATAAAGTTATCACCTACACCGCTTGCGTACAGGTTGTAATCACTTGCGTTGGTGAGGGTGAGTTGACCCGAAGATGTAATCGCACCTGAACTAAGCGTACCAACGCCTGCCA